ACGTCGGGAAGTGGCAGTAGTGCGTTTACTTACCTAACGATAAACGCTACAGGAGTGTGGGACAATGACACGTCGGTTTGGGTAGGCTATGAGTTTACCAGTTCCTACACGTTCTCTGAGCAGATCTTTAAGGCCCAGGCAGGACAAGCGCGGACACCTAACGCTTCGGCCAAGCAGTTCATCAAGAACCTATCGCTTTACCACACGCAAACTTCAGACTATAAGATCAAGGTGACACCAGATAAACGCAACACGTATACCAACGAGTTCCCTGAGTCGTTCACGTCGTCTGGAGGGTCTGAGCAGATTTTACGCACTGAGCTTAAAGACGGATTCTTTAGGGCCCCCGTGTTTACCTCTAGTGAAAACGTAGAGATCAAACTGGAAAACGATGGGGCTAAGCCTAGTAACCTCCAGTCTGCTGAGTTCGAAACCTTTGTCCACACACGGTCAAGTCGATATGGAGCCTAGCAGGACTTACGGGGACTGTTCGATCGTCCAGGCGACGATACACCACGTCCATGAGCTCAAAGATAACCTGAGGCCCCACGATGCCCTAGAGTGCACACTCCTCGGCAGCACACCAAAGAAAGCCTTAATGTTAGCCTTAACGACTGACAGGTCAACTTACGTGGCGCTCGATGGAGACAAGAAGCCGTTCGCTATGTTCGGCTCAGGGCCTACTAAAGACGGTGGGTATATCTGGATGCTTGGAACGCCGGATGTCACTAAGCACCGTAGGCGCTTCATACGGGCATCGCGTGACTGGGTGCAATATATCTCTAAGCCCTTTGGGGTCACCTCTAACGTGGTGCTCAAAGATAACAAGATGGCCATACGTTGGCTTAAGTTCTGTGGCGCTAAGTTTCTACGTGAAGTCGAAATAGCGTCTCATTCTTTTTACGAATTTATTATTATAACTAAATAAACTACTATGTGTTTACCAGCATTAGCTCCGCTCGGAGCAGCTCTACTCGGGACTACAGGAACCACTGCAGCGGCAGGAACCCTAGCAGCTGCCACAGGGACCATGTCAGTTTTCGGACCGATAGCCCAGGGTATGCTGAGTTTCGGTGCTCAGGCCCAACAAGCACGCGCACAGGCCGAAGCGCAGAAAAGAGCGTCGATCGCTGAGAACGCGAGATACATGGCGCAGATCTCGGCGACACGCCAACAGCAAGCCGCTGATGCACTCAGGGTCGCCCAAGAGGTCCAACAGGCTAACAGAGCGAGCATGGAGGCTATGGCGAGAAAACAAGTGGCCGCAGGTGCCGCAGGTATCAGCACTGAGTCTGCGAGTTACCTTGCTGAAATGAGAGACCTAGAGAGACAAGTAGCTGAGCATAGTTTTGCCTTTGAGCAACGCCAGTCCCTCGCTGACCAGTCGTATGAACTTAAAGCCCGCGACCTGGGACTTCAGACTCAACAGAATTATATTAATATTAATAGACCGATTGACCAACCAGACTTCTTAGGGACAGCCTTAACGTCGGCACTTGGAAGCCTCGACGCTTACTCAACGGCAAAAGGTCGCCAGCTTACAATCAAAAAACAGAAAACTGGATCAATTAGATGACACCACAAGAACTTCTCCAACAACAACGCCGTCAGCAGGTCGATTTTAACTTATCGTTGCCTAGTGTCACCTCGCGTGAAATACAGGCAGGACAGTATTCTGTGGCGGTCCAACGGACACCCAAGGCCGAACAGACGACACTAGGACGCCTTGCCGATGCCTTAGGTAAAGTCAACCCGATCATCGCGAAATACGGTGACGCCCAGATCGCAGAGAACGAAAGGCAAATCTTAGACGTCCAGCAGAAAATCGCGAGCATGGACCCTAAAGAAAAAGAGAGACTCATGGCAAGACCAGAAGCCGAAGTGAACCTCTCTAAGGCCTTCAGGGACGACTACGAGCTTAACCCTGTGGCAACCTACCGCGCCAAGATGTTGTTGGGCGCAGAGAAGAACGTAGAGTTTAACTCTGTGCTCACTGAGCGTATGGAAGAGTTTAAAACTAAGTTTCTTAGAGAAAACGGAGACAAGCCGAGTTACAGTCAGATCAGTGAAGCGATCAACGAGATCACCGACGACTACCTAGCGAACGACACGACTCTCAGTGAAAACGCTATTATGCGCACTGGGTTCTTACAGGAAGCCTCTGTTAATATTAATAAATTAAAACAGACGTTACCTTCAGCTATGGCCGAAGAGCATAAACAAGAAGTGCTCATTCCGAACTTAGCGAGCTCCCTGGCCCGTATGCACGGCTCAGAGGACAGAGACTTAGAGCGACTCAAGAGTCACTGGGAAGCGTCTAGTAGCAGTTTGTCCCGCTCAGAACAGATAAAGACCATCGATGCTACCCTTGGTATCCTTAACTTTGACAGTAGCGAGGACGAGCTAGACGACGGCATTGCGTTCCTAGAGAACATGAGAGACGCAGGTGTAGCCATAGGCACTACACGCCTCGATTCATCAGGGACACCCTTAGGCGAAAGTTTCTACGAAATGAAACTTGATGACCTTGAAGAGATGCGGAGCGCTGTCGTCGGAAAAGAGCGTAAAGAGGCTGATATTAGGATAAGGGACATAGCTAGAGAATACTCAGATAGATATAGCGCTTTCTCTAAGCGTGGGGACACAGAAGACTCTACGGTAGTATTTGATGACTATGAGAAAGAGAAAAGAAAGATTGAAAGTCTAGAAGGTATCAGTAAATACGAGCGCACTGGTTTATTAAAGGCTCTTGAGCAAGCGTTTAAGGACGGTTTCAGTAAAGAAAGTGACACCATCGATGCCTTAGAAGTAGAGTCTGGAAGAAGCAACGCGTCTCCACAGGCTATGTTAAGTCAAACAAGAAGTATGCTTGTTACTTATGTTCAAAAGGACTTAGAAGGAGAGAAGTATAAAGGGGTAGATGTAAGTGAAGCGCTTATAGGGGAAATGGTTCCGGCCAGCACAACTGATCCTTATTCTAGGGAGGGCTTTGAGCTTTATGCGCTAGGACCCGAGTTGCAAAACATCCTAAGTGAAAAGAACCAACAATTTCTCACTGAGCGTGCCGAAGCAATGGAGCTAGTGGCTCGCTTAGATCCTGGAGAAGAGATAACGCTAGGTGATAAGGTCTACACGATTAAGGACGGTGAAAATATTGAAAGAAAGCGTAATACTATTATCGCCGAACACATGACGAAACGAATGGGGGTTATCATGGCGTCATCTAAGGAAGCAGTAGACGATCTTCTTGCAAGCGCAGTCAAAAAGACCGAAGAAGAAACGCGAGTAGGAGACGAAGAGACTGCGAGACTTGACAAGATAGCAGAAGAAAAAGGCCTAAAAGATAAGTCAAAAGAGATGTTAAGTCTTAAGACATACCAACCTCGCGCAGTAAGAGGGGTCCAAAAACCAGAGCGCACTATCCTACAAGGAACCGGGGTTGAAAGACAAAGAACCTTTGGCGTTTTGAAAGATTTTTTCAGTGCTGCAGGTGAGAAAGAAACACGATTAAACATGCCTAAACTTTACGACAGTCTAGAGCACACCCTACAGTATAACCCATACACTCCTGAAGAAACTGATGGAATTTTAAATAAAGTGAGGGCAGAATACGCAGCAGCGTTGCCGACTATAAAGGGTAATATCCGTGTAGCTCGATCTGCGATAGCAAGGGGCGGTAGTTCTCCAAATTTCCGCAAAGCCGCAGCTGAACGATACGAAAAACTAAGCGGAGAAGTCTTACAGGCTCGTAGGCTGTTTGAGGGGTATGCGTTTGACGACATTAAGCAAGCACTCAGCGCCGGAGAAGGCCAGAAAGGTTATCTTAAAGAAGGGGTGGCGTTAAGTGATCCTAAAGAGTTTTTTATTCAAGAGTTAGCGGGAATTGAAACACCAGGGCAATACCAAAAGGGGGCTCCTGGCGCTTACAAACCGAAAGCGTTACTCACTGATGTCACAGATGATCAATTATCTGAAATATCAAAAATGCTGGGGCTAGATGTTGAGAAAATTAAAGCGTCTCAGCAGGAACTCAAAGACTACCAAATGAATCGTAAGTCTGAGGAAGAACCAGCACCAGAGCCGGAAGTTGTTCCAACAGTTCCTAAAGAAGAACCTGAGAAACCTCCTGTTACAGCGGAAGCTAAACCTAAAGCTCGCCCACCGATACCTGAAGGGCCTTCGTTTGAAAACTACAAGCGTAGCCGTAGTTCACGCGCTGAACAACTAGAGCTTCCCCTGGATAACGCTAAGCCTGCTGTGGGCTCTGTAGACAAAGCGACCACAGACTTAGTTAAGCAGTTTGAAGGTGAGTTTCAGTCTAAAGCATTCTGGGATAATAAACAATATTCGATCGGGTTTGGCACTGTAGCAAACAAGGGTAAAGGCCAAACGATGACACTAGCCCAAGCTGAGAAAGAACTCGCTAAAGAACTGACAGGACACGCCAAGAAAGTAGACTCGTATGACAAGACCTACAACTGGACGCCTAACGAACGTGCGGCTCTAATCTCCTTTACATTTAATCTAGGAGACGGAGGGCTAGACAAACTGACCAACAAAGGTAAGCGCACTAAACAAGAGATCGCAGAGAAGATCCTCCTGTATAACAAAGAGACCGTTAAAGGTAAAAAACAATTTAGCAAAGGACTAGATAACCGACGCAAAGCCGAGAGGAAAAAGTTCCTTACTAAATAATATTAAACACAACGCAACACACTTATGGCCATAGAAGACAGCTTAATGCCTCCAAACGAAGAAGAGGATGACAACGTATTTCTCGATATTATTAAAGCCCCGTTCAGAGGGGTCGAGGGCGCAGTGCAAGGGGTCTACAATTTCTTAGACTACGCGACCGGAGATTTCCTACCAGACTACGACCAGCGTGCGCTTGGACGGTCCTCAACGATGGCCGGGGGCGTAGTAGAGGGTATCTCTCAGTTTATCACTGGGTTCGTGCCTGTTGCTGGTGTTCTAGGTAAAGTAGGAAGGGTAGCTAAGGCCCGAAAGATGTTTGGAAGTGACACTGCGAAACAGCTGGTTCGGGGTAAAGCACTTCCAGCTAAACAAATGGCAGCGATCAACAAGACATCTAAGAAAGCTGCGTTCGCTAAGAACTACGCGGCAGGTGTCGGTGCAGACTTCCTAGCGTTCAACGGACAAGAAGAACGGTTGAGTAACTTTTTGTATCAATACGAGATGTTTCAGAATCCAGTCACCGAGTATCTTAAGGCTACCGGAGACGAGACGGAAATCGAAGGGCGCTTCAAGAACGTATTGGAAGGTATGTTTCTTGAGATCGGCGCTACGGCTCTGTTGGTCCCGTTCCTTAAGAGTGTTAAATTAATAAAAAATAGAGGTAAGCTAGTGGCTGAGGGTATGGACCCTGAGGACGCCACAGAAGAAGCGTTGTCTAAGGCAGACCTGACACAAGACGAACTGTTTGGGGCAACTGAAGTAGAATCATCTAAGGCAAAGAGACCAGGCAGCAAAGTCAAAGGCGAAGAAGAGCCTGATATTGAAGCAGAGAAAATCGAAGACGAGCCTGACGAACCCAGTGGCTTTGAAGTCTTAGAGCAACAAGAGTTTCAATTTAGGCTCGACGCTGACTCAGAGAAATCACTTGGCTTTGAAAACACGCCACTCAGAGACGGACAGAAAGTAGACGCAGAGGCCGAAGCAAAAGCCACAAAGCTTAACACGACACTAGCTAAAAAGATAGCGGTAGGCGGAGAACAAGCGTTGCTTAGTAACATTAGGCTCGTGTCGTCTGAGAGTGACTTAGTGCCTCTTGTGCGTAGCTTGGCTATTAACCAGAACCTAGAGGCTGTTGAAAAGGGAATCCTAGCGAAAACCACTGAGAAAGAGATTCTCCAAGAAGGCCGAGACATGTCGGACATACTAGGAGGAAACAAAAACGTCCTTGAGGCTGAATTTAAAAAACTTAAAGAAAGCGGGGACGGCTACACAAACCAGTTCAACAAGGACCAGAAGGCTATTAAAGTATTGAATAATGTCTTAGCGCGGAAAACTCACGACTTCGCTATTGAAGCGCGCGGACTTACTAAGGGGACCGACGAATACGAAAGGGCGTTCGCTGAGATGAATCATTTCCTCAACCTGACTAATGCCTCACAGAACCTGTTTGCACAGTTTGGACGCACTGCTTCGCTGGCGATGCTCCAACGGAAATACATGTTCAAAGAAATCAAAGGCAAGAAGATTGACCCACTGCCAGAAAACCTGACACCACAGGATATCGCTAAGTTACGCGATCAACGTCTTGGAGGCCTGAGCGACGAAAAGCTGCTGGATCTTATTGTTAACGCTAAGTCCGGCGATGACATCGAAGCAGCTCTTAACAAGATAGCTAAGGGTAGCCAGGGCAACAACATGATGGACATGGTGCAAGAATACTGGATGAACTCTCTGCTCTCAGGTCCTACTACACAACTAGTTAACTTGATTGGCTCTGCGGTAACTTATGCCGTAGGGACTGTCGAGAGAACGGTAGGAAGTGCGTTGTCAGGTAACTTCGCGCTCACCCGAGCTACCCTACAGTATTCGTTTAGTGCCCAAGCTATCGCCGATGCGTTTAAGCTTGCAGGACGTGCTTTGAAACACGGCGAGGCTATCTCGATACCCGAGGCGAAACTATTCGACGACCGGAAGAACTCGATAAAAGCTATTAGCTATTCCCCGGCGGGTGGTGACAACGCGTTCTCTAGGACCTTTAATTTTCTTGGGGAGGCTATTAGGCTACCTTCTCGCGGGCTTATAGGCGGCGATGAGTTTTTCAAGGCGTTCAACTACCGGGCTTACGTCCAACAAGAACTAGCAGCCGACGCAATCCGTAAAGGCCTAAAGGGTAAAGAACGCGATAAGTATGTCGCAGACCGACTTCAAGGCTACATAACAGACACTGGGAGAATCTTTAACGAAGCTGGCATTCGTAAAGACGCGGAGATCAAAGCGGATGAGATGGATCTAAAGTTTGAAGAACGTCAGAACTTTATTGATAATGAAATAGGAAAGGCTACCCAGAAACCCTTTGTTTTACCTGACGGCACAGAGCTCAGCTACAAAGACCGTGGCGTCTTGGCCGCTAAGGCAGAGCAGATGGCGAAAATCAACACGCACACGCAGGACTCAGAGAACAGCATGTCAAAAATGTTGTCTAGGCTTACACAGCAACACCCAACGCTTAAGTTTGTGATTCCGTTTGTGCGAACACCGACGAACCTTCTGACCTACGGTATCTCTCGGTCTCCGTTTGGTTCTCTACAGGTCCTCAGTAAAGACTTTAGGGCCAAGCTTAGAAGCCCTGACGCTTCAGTGCGCGCCGAGACACGAGGACGCCTAGCTACCTCGGTGGCCACCACGGCGTCTTTGTTGTATTTCCTGCAGAGCGGGAAAGGCCAAGGACTCATCACAGGCTATGGACCTAAGAACAAAGAGCAACGCGAGTCATGGGAGATGGCTAACCAACAGTATTCGATTAAAGTCGGAGACAAATGGGTAAGCTACAACAGACTAGACCCGATCGCTACGATTCTCGGCGTTGTCGCTGACATCAACGAAGCACAGACATACAACGAGCTCGACGACGGGGATCTTGAAAAAGTGTTTAGCGTTGCGGCGCTTGCGTTCTCAAACAACATCACGTCTAAGTCTTATGTCCAGGGACTTGATAACCTCTTTGATTTCTTGAAGTTCAAAGACCCAGTGCGCGACGCAGAGAAGTTCCTCGGAAGCATCGCCGGAGGCTTTGTGCCTAACGTGATCAACCAGTCACTTAACTACGAAGAAGACAGGCCACTGCGTGAAGCTCGTGGTATCATTGACCGTATGATCAAGAGAACACCTGCTGGGGGTAACTTACCTCCGAGGCGTAATGTGCTCGGAGAAGTCATGACAGTCCCTAATAGCGGCGGTCCCGCTGGTGTATTTAATCCATTATACATCAAAGAAGATCCGAAGAACGTAGTTGAATACGAGATTTCTAACCTTAGGTCTGGCTTCAGACAACCATCGCGGTTCTTGAGGCCTGGCGTTGAAGAGTTAGATATGAAAGAATATTATAACCCAGAGACAGGACAACAGTCTTACGATAGGTTCTTAGAGCTCGTAGGGACATCCACGATCCGAGGGCGGACACTGCGTCAAAGCTTAGAGCGTATGTTTAAGAGCAAAGAGTATGCAGCGTTGTCCGACGAAGATCTCAAAGACGAAACAGGAAGCGACAGCCCTAAAGTTGTTGCGTTGCGTCGCATGATCAGGGCCTACAGGGGCGTAGCGAAATCAAAGATGCTCCAAGAAAACCCAGAACTCCGCATGCGCGAGATTGAAGCGATCCAGAAAGCACGAGCAGCTAGAACACAATAATGAACTCCACGTATGCACCGTCACTCGTTGGCGTAACAGGGCTCCTCGGGGCCATCACCCTTGAAAGTGTTAACACCTCGATCGCTATTTGCGTCGGGGTCACCACGCTTACATATTTAATAATTAAAATAAGAAAGGAACTAAAGTAACATGGACCGCTCAGATAAACTATATGAACTCCAGGACCTACTGATCGAAGAGTTTTTACTCAGGGTCAAATCAGGAGAGGCATCTACGGCTGACCTATCGACGGTCAGACAGTTCCTCAAGGACAACAACGTGTCCGCCGTGGTCACCGAAAGCTCACCACTCCACGAACTAGTCAACGCCTTGCCGTTCCACGACGATAACGTAGACCGAATTGTAGACATGGCGTCCAATGAGTAGAAACTACAAGAGCGAATACGCTAACTACCACGCTAAGCCGATCCAAAAGAAACGCAGAGCCGCACGTAATAACGCACGGAGGCTCATGGCTCGCAAGCTAGGCCTTAAGAAAATCAAAGGGCGCGACGTCGATCACAAAGACCGCAACCCGCTGAACAACGCTGCGTCGAACCTAAGGCTCCAAAAGAAAAGCCAAAACAGATCACGAAATGGCTGACCTAAGGCAACTTAAAGACTTCAGGAACTTCCTCTACCTAGTGTGGAAACAACTTAACCTACCTGAACCAACAACTATCCAATATGAAATCGCGGATTACATGCAGCACGGAGATAAACGAGCAGTTATCCAAGGCTTTCGCGGCGTCGGTAAAAGCTGGATTTGCTCTGCTTATGTTGTCCACCAGTTGCTCCTCGATCCCTCAAAGAACATACTTGTTGTCTCTGCTTCAAAGACTAGAGCAGACGACTTCTCAACTTTTACTCTTAGGCTTATCCATGAGATGCCACTCCTTAAGCATCTTATACCCCAAGACAAACAACGGTTCTCCAAGATCTCGTTTGACGTCGGGCCTGCCCCAGCGTCACACGCGCCGTCAGTTAAGTCGCTGGGTATCACATCTCAACTGACAGGGTCTCGTGCTGACATCATTGTGGCTGACGACGTCGAGGTGCCGAATAACTCAGCGACCCAGATGATGCGAGACAAGCTCGGAGAACAAGTCAAAGAGTTCGATGCGATCATTAAGCCCCTCGATGACGCAAAAGTAATCTTTCTAGGAACACCACAGTGCGAAGACACGATATACCGACAGCTAACCGAGCGTGGCTACCAGACCCGCGTTTGGCCTGCACAGTATGTCACCCCAGACCAGAACATGAAGCGCTACGATGGGCATATCGCTGAGTGTTGTATTAATATTGATAATAAAGGAAAGTCAACAGAGCCACTCAGGTTCTCTGACGTAGACCTCGCAGAACGTAAAGTATCCTATGGGTCTGCAGGCTACGCCCTACAGTTTATGCTGGACTCAAACCTCAGTGACGTCGAAAAGTATCCACTCAAGATCTCAGATCTGATTGTGATGTCGTTGGACACTGAGCTTGCCCCCGAGAGACTCGTGTGGGCCAAAGACCCGGACCTAGAGTGGGACGGATCGATCCCTAATGTCGGCATGACTGGCGATAGGTTCTACCGGCCTATGAAGACCCTAGGTAAACACATAGAATACACAGGGACCGTTATGTCTATCGACCCGTCAGGACGAGGAAAAGACGAGACAGGCTACGCGGTAGTCAAGATGCTCAACGGGTATCTTTATGTCACAGCGGCTGGGGGCGTCCAGGGAGGATACTCAGAGGAAACACTCAAGTTTCTCTCGATGACCGCCAAAGAACACAAGGTCAACGAGATCGTCGTAGAGTCTAACTTCGGGGACGGTATGTTTGTCGAACTGCTCAAGCCTGTGTTGCGCAAAGTCCACGCCTGCACAATCGAAGAGGTGAGACACAGCACACAGAAAGAAAAACGTATAATCGATACACTAGAGCCAGTGATGACCGGGCATAAGCTGGTGGTCGATCCTAAGGTCATCCAGAACGACTACGAGACTAGCCAGGTGTATCCTAAAGACCACGCGTTAAAATACCAGCTGATCTACCAGCTAACGCGTATAACACGAGATCGGGGCGCTGTGACCCATGACGACCGCTTAGACGCGCTTGCGATGGCCGTTGGTTACTGGAGTCAGCAAATGGCCCAAGACGCGTCAGAACGCATCCTAGAGCGAAAGGAGGAGGATATAAAGAAAGAGCTACAGAAACACGCCGATGCTTACTTTAAGATCAGACGTGGGGGCGCCAATATTCTCACTTGGTAATTCATACCGCCTATATGTAGGGCTATAGGTAAAACAATAAGCGATATTAACTAATGTAAGAACAAAAAACCAATGATTTTATATGGAGGGGGAAATACCGGCTTGACAAGGGTAGAAATGTCCCCCTATAGTAACTATAGGTTAACTAAAGTCAGTAATTAGTGATAATAACAATATTGAATATTACACTAAAGTTAGTCTATAGTTAGACTCTAAGTAAACTCTAAGTAACCATGGCTAAAGATCTAGAGAGTGTTACCGCTATACTAGGCGAACACTTTGAAAACTACGTGATCCTGGTGGCGGACACTAAGCACAGCTGTAAGATCATCTTTGATAATCACTTTGCCGCCAAAGGACTCGTCAGTGTCGCAAAGAATACTATTGACGATAGCTTTGGTTCTGGTATTAATTGCTTCGAGATCGACTTCGGTCCGCTTTCAGATGACTGACGGTTAGTCTCATAATGCTTCTTTTGCATTCGTTGTTCCATTAGGCAGGGCTCTTAGTTAACGCTGGGGGCCCTGTTCTATTTTTGGTAAAAATATCTGACACCCCTTACGTAAGGCAGTGCGACGCAACATTACCCCGTGGTCGTGCGAACAGTTGACCAAGCGAACACTGTTCAAAGACTCAGTGATTTCTTTTTGCCAGACCAAAAGCAACTATCATCGAGGAAGGCAAGGGGAGGGGGTGCCAGGGTGGACAATGAGTGAGCACTAGGTAGTCAGTGAGTGAGCGCCGGGTGTCATCGTCGGGGTGTGTCTTGGTGTTTGTGGGTGTTTTTACGTTTTGAACGACCAGCGATGACAGAGGGATGACTATAGATGACAGAGGGATGACTAGGGTATGACAGAGGGATGACTACAGATAACAGAGGGATGACTAGGGTATGACAGAGGGATGACTACAGATAACAGAGGGATCACTCTTTGCTGTCTTCTCATCGCTCTACTTTTTTTTCACTTTTAATTTGACAGATAGTCCAACATCGCCAAGTATCCACTCAATGACAGCGCGTCTGTCATAACACAAAAGCAAAAAAGCAATATGAAAGAACTACAAAGACTACTGTCTAAGTTTGAAACCGCAGGTAAGGTCCGCCCTATACAAGATCCTTACTATGGAAAAGCAAGACGCCTTGCCAAAAAGATAGGCGCTAAGATCGAAGTTGAGTTTGGGTCCATTTGGATTTCAGTTGATCGAGAAATGGCAAGCCATGGCGACAATCCATGGGGTGACTATATGAGAGGCCCGGAGAGTTGGCATCACGCCTACCAGTTACTCTGCGAATTCGCTGTCTTCCAGAAGAGCTTGGAAGTTTAATTATTATTATTTATTCCTAGAGATCCTTGTGATACAGGGGTCTCGCTGGAGTCAATAATGACACCGCAACAAAAAAGCAAAAAAGCAATATGAACAAAAAGAAATATAAAGCCGAGCAGATCGGTCTTCTCTGGATGTTAACCGGGGAGAACATAGAAGGCGCGGAGATCTTCGCGAACCTGACTGACATACCGCCGAGGTTCTTTGATAGCCTAGAGATTATCCCAGACGCGAAAGGAGGCGCCAAGTGAACGATCTAATTGATAACGTCATGGCAGATCTCAACAGAGCACGGCGCCGACATGCTGATGCAGCTGATAGACTCGAGTTTGAGATCACTAGGGCTCTTGGGCTCCTTATGGACATCCAAGGAGAACGTGATCACATGGCGTTCACCAAGGGAGAAACTTTAGACTTTACAGTGATCGAAAGGGCAACCAAATGAACGTTTTTATTTTAATATTAATAATTATCATGTGGTCAGCTATCGCAACTCTAATTATCAACCAATGAAAACCTTTACGAAAACAAAAGACAGCGAGATACGCGCTAACCTTAGAACCTGGCGATCACTAGCGAGCCCTAAAGAAGTTTCTGCAGGATCTACTTGGTATGACGAAGCTAACTCCATAGCGTCAAACATCGAGCGAAACACCGGGGTAAGTGTTTTTAACGCTGCAGCCGTATTGGCAGCGCTTAGTCCTTCTAATAAGTGGGAGCGCAACATCTTAGACGCTCAGAACCTTTGCGAGGCCTGGAGCACTGGACGCTCTGCAGACTCGGTAAGATGCTGCACGTATAATGCGAACAAAGCGAAAGCCTGGCGGATACTAGAAGGCGACCAGGGTGTCCTAGATAAGAGCCCTAAAGTCTGGGCGTTTGCCAATACTATCACTTGGCGAAA